CGTTCAAGGTAACCGGCCGTTGCCGGCGAAAGGAGAGAAGGAATGACCACAGACAGCCCCGCCGGCAACGGTCCGGTTGACCGCAATGTTGGGCGTCGTGAGCACGACCCGAACCATCCCTATGTGCGCAAGCTAGTTGGGTGCGGGCACGGTCGGCTGTTTTCTGAGCCGTGCACAGACTGCGAGATAGTCGGATTGCATGAGCAGTACAGGAATGCGATTCGGACGGTGCAGATTGTCCGCGACCGTTTGCGAGTGCTCGGCGCTCCGCTGCCGGGGAGGTTGGCGCCATGAACGGACAATGGAACTGGCTAATTGGGCGCAAGTTGAGCCTGGGCGAAGTGGTTGATGTTTTCGGAGAATCAGCGACCGTGCGGCACGGAGGAAACGATGGCAACCTGGGTTGATGAGTACTTGACGCTGGTAGATGACTGCGAGAAGCGCGAAAGCAAGCTGACCGAATGGGAGGCGGGGTTCGTGGATTCGATCCGGCACCGGCTGGAGAAAGAACAGCCGTTGAGCGCCAAGCAAACCGAAACGCTCGACAAGATTTGGGAACGGGTAACTGCGAGGGGATGACATGGATGGAAGAATGTTCGACGGGGTGATCCCGTTTCTGATTGGCGTTGGCGTTGCGGTTGGGTTCGTGCTGTTCGTAGCGCTGCCGTGGCTCTGGCAATTCGTGAAGCCGTGGATTCACGCACTGACGGCATGATGAGGCCCAACGTGCTGGTAACCGGCCAGCCTCTGGCTGGTCCGGTTGACCAGCGTGTTAGCGCGCTGGTGGAGAAACGCGAGAACCTATGAACCGAGTGATTTTCGGAGACTGCCGAGACACGATGCGCGACCTGAAGGCGCAGGGCGTGCGCGTGCAGTGCTGCGTGACCAGCCCGCCCTACTACGGCTTGCGGGACTACGGCCACCCTGGTCAGATTGGGCTGGAGAAGACGCCGGCCGAGTACGTGGCCGCGCTGGTGGAGGTGTTCGAGGGCGATGTCGGCAATAACCGCACGATCAACGGCTGCTACCGCATCGACGTCGACACGACGTACGCAATCGGGATGCTGGAGGTGGCGAAGATGGACGTGTATCAGGACGGGTTAAAGGTATGACGCCTACCGAAGCCGCCGCTCGACTCGGCGTTTCCTACGACTTCGTGCTCGACGAGATCCGATCTGGACGCCTGCGCGCCGTGCGCCTGCGCGCCTACCACATCGAGCCGGCGGACATCGAAGCCTGGCTCAACGCGCGCGCCGACGCGCAGACCGAGGCGCGGGCCAAGGCGGCACGCAAGCGCGCGCCGTCCGCCGGCCGCATCACGCGGCGCCGTCCGTTGCCGAAACTGCCGCTGCTGCCAACAGGAGTGACACGATGACCACAACACCCACCGTAAAGCGCGTCGGCATTGCGATCGACCCGTGGAAGCTGCCGATCTTCGAGCGGCACCTGAAGCAGTCCGGTTATCTGTTCGAGACAGTCAAGGCGCACGACGACATGATGCTGTTGAAGGTCGAGACGGAGAACGTCCCGGCGCTGGCAATCGTCATCAAGGCCGCGAGCAGCGAGGCGGCACTCACGGGAGCACCGAAATGACAACACATCTGCGCGTTGATGCGTGGTGCGACGAGATCACCGGCGAGCACCACAACGGTCGTATCGCTTGTGGCATTGCGGAACTTCCTGCTGGAGACACGTGGGTCTACGAAGCCGAATCGTATGCGTATCACGTCGCCGACTGCCAGCAGTGCAATCCTGGGGGGCCAAAACCCTACGGCACGCCGCTTTCACAACTGAGCGGACGGCCGGGAACAGCAGGGTTTGGAGTGTTCGCGTCGATCGCAAAGAGTTGGGGTCATGACTAGGAATAAAACCGGAGTGCTCGTGCGGGAGCATTACGCACGCCGCCGCCATCCGCGCAAGGGGAGGGGAGAAATGACGAAGGAAGAAGCCGAAAATCTGAAAACGTTCGATAACCCGTGCACTTGTGGCGGCTTTGCGTGGCAGATCAACGGGCGAAAACAGGAACAGCCTCACATGAATTGGTGCCCCCAATACGACGAATACGAGGAGTGGTATCAGGCGCTACACAGCGATAAAGCAACGTGAACGCCAGTCCTCTACCGCAGCCACCGCCCCCGCCAGCGGCGAATGACCGAAGGAGATAAACGATGCCATGCTACATAGAGCGCACGAAGGACGGCGGGACGATGTTTCTCTGCGGCGACCTTGGCCCTCACTGTGCGGCCGAGAAGTGCGCCGCAAGCACTGACTACCTGTGCGACTACCCGGTGGGCGATGGGAAGACCTGCGACCTGCCACTGTGCGATAGCCATGCCTATGAGGTTGCGCCAAACATTCATTACTGCCCTGGGCATTTGGTGCTATGGAAGGAATTTCGCGACTCGGGCCGAGTTATCACAGAACTTGAGAATGTGGTCCCGTTTCGTAGTTCTGACACGCCCTGAGCCACCGCCTCCCCCGCCCCGCGATCTGCGACAGCCACGGCGCGTCGCCGCGCAGGCGCAGGGTGGCGATGTGATGGCGCAGCAGCGGGCTCAAAATATTTTCTCCGACCCCTTGACAATACGCGCAATGCGCGTATTATTAGAACTGTGGATACACCACAACCGCGCCTCGGGATCAGGGGCTAAAAGGAGCAGAAAATGGCAACGATCAACCCGCTCTGGAAAGCCTACAACGACCTGCACAACGAGGGCGGCGAAGGTTACAACCCGCATGACAAGTACATCGAGACAGGCGCCGGCGAACCGCTGTGGAGTCAATTGAGCGACAAGATTTACCGGCTCCAAAACGTTGCCAACGCCACCAGCATCGACGACCCGCGCTGGCAGCAGCTGAACGCAGAAATAAAGGTGCTGAAGGCCGCCAAGGCCGACGCGATGGCCCGCAACATCTGAGAGCGCACCGCGCATCCACAAGGAGGAGCAAACAAATGGCCTATACAGCACGATACGCACACTCAGACAGTGACGACGCTGGCGTCCTGTCACTTGACGCGACAACTGACGCACAAGCGGTCGCTGAAATCCGACGTTTTGTGGAGAGCGGATACCGCAACCAGACATGGGCATGTGTTGAGCTACAGGACGGGCGGTCGTACTGCGTCCGCAACCAGCACGGCAACGCACTCGGCTCATATGCCTAACCACCCCAACCGCTCGCGGGCCGCTTCGGCGGCTCGCAATCCGTCCCCGGACGAGATCGTCGGGGAGCGCTTTAATGCCCGCCTGACGCAGACGGAGGCCGCACGCCTCATCCACACATCACTGCGCGCCTGGCAGCAGTGGGAGGCCGGCGATCGGCGCATGCATCCGGCGTTCTGGGAGCTTTTCCGAATCAAGGCCGCCCGCCTCGTGGGCTGATCACATCCCAACCGCCTGCTGCTGCCGCACCCACTCCTGCAGCCGCACCAGCATCAGCGTGGTCTCGGCGCAGTCAGCAAGTCGATCGTCGGCGGGGGCGCCATCAGCGGGGCTGGCGGGCGCGGAAAAGGGGCGCAGTCCGCTGCCACCGGCACCGGGCTGCTCGCGCAGCCGGCCATCGAGGCCAGGGCCGACGCCACCGCGAGGCCGAGCGTGCTGCGCTTCAAACTGCACGCGGAGATCCTTGACCGTTTTGTCCCATCCATCGACGACTCCTTCGGTGATGCGTTGCTGTTGCGCGACCTGCGTGGCCACGCGCGCCTGTTGCAGCTTGCCGGCCTGCGCCACTTCGGCGCGGTAGGCGTCGAGCCGCGCGGCGCCGGCCTGGTGCGTCTGGTACCACGTCCATCCGTTGGTGGCCGCGAGCAGCGCGGCGAGCGCCGCCCACTTGGCCCACCACGGCAGCGCCATCGCGAGCAGGTTGATCATGATGCGCGGCTCTCCGTGTAGGATTTGAACACCGCCCCGGCGAACAGCGTGACGGGCGCCGAGACGGCCGCGATGATGGCGGCCACATCCACGCCGGGGCGCGGCGAGTCGGCGGCGTAGCCCATCGCCCACACGCTCACGCGCCAGGTCATCCAGATCGCCACGCCGAGCACCGCGCGGCGCACGATGCCGCGCTCATCGACAAACGTCCACCAGCGCCCGATCAGGCTCAGTATCGTGCTCATCGGCTCACCTCGGCTGGATGACGTAGGTATCGGTGCAGGTCACTGCGCGGACAGCACCGGTGCTGTAGGTGCGCCGACAGACCCCGAGCGCACCGTATAGGCGAAAGGGGCCGAGCTGGCGCTCCCTCCGAACGTGCATTGCCCTGCCGTGGCCGAGGTGTTGCCGCACGAGGGGCCGGCGCGCTTCGCCGTCATGACAATGGTGTAGGTGCCGGAGCTGGTGAGGCTCGCCAGATCGCACTTCGGCTGCTTGCCGCCGGCCGGCGTGGTCACGGCAACCAGCGCGCAGGCGATCGGCGCGCCGCCGTTGATCGTGAATTCCGCCGCATCGGGCTGCGCCGCCGTGGCCGTGTCGGGGCCATACGGGTCGGCGGAGAGGAACGGCGCGGCCTGAGCGAACAGCGGGCACAGCGCGGCGGCGACCGCCAGCGCAACGGCGCGGCGGCGGGTGGTGCGGATCAGGGTCATGGTCACACTCCTTCGAGCGCCTGGAAGGCGCGGTTGTAAAGCCGCACGCGATCGGCATGGCCGGCCATGGCCGGGCCGTTGATGCGGCGGGTGATGCGGTCGAACTGGCCGGCATCGGCCAGCGCGTTGCAGCCGTTGCGCCGCCAGTACCACGCGGCGCTGAGCGCGGCATAAGCGGGCTGGGCGACCAGATCCGGGTGCGCGACGATCGGCTCGCCGATGTCGGCGCCGAAGTCGGCATAGGCATCGCGCCCGGTAATCTGGATCAGCCCCCGGCCGCGAAACGCCCAGCCGTCGCCGCTCGCCTCGCTGCCGTTGCCCAGGCGATCGGCATAGACGTGGTTGGCGAGCTTGGCCGGCTGGAGCACGTACTGCATGGCCGTATCGTAGCGCGTGAAGCGGCTCGGGAAGATCACCATCAGCCGCGCCGGGTCGGTGTAGTTGAGGTTTTCTTCGAGGCGCTGGAAGCGCGCCGATTCGTGCGCCACCTGCGCCAGGAAGGCCGCCACGCGCAGCCGGCCAGTGATGCCCCAGGGCTGCATCACGTCGGTGAGCGGCCGCGCAATGCGGTTGGCATCTTCGGTGAGGCAGCCGGTGGCGGCGACGAGCTGGGCGGGGGTCATTTGCGCACCCCGTCCTGCCGCGCCTCGGCGCGCGCCTGCGCCACGTCGATGCGATGCACGCCCTTCTGCAGCTCGTCCAGCGCCACCTCGATGCGCGCGTTCTGCGCCTTGAGCTGCGCAATTTCCGTCTGCACCTGCTGCTGCACGCCCCACATCGTCACCGCGCCGGTGACCGCCGCGATGATCAGGCTCTCGATCACCCGCGTCACGTTGAGCGGCGGATGCTGCCCCGTGGCCAGCACGAAGGGGATCAGGGTCTTCCAGTCTGTCATGGCGCCCCCTAGAACACGTTGGCAGGCGTATCGACCTGCACCCAGTTCGTTCCGTTGCACGTCACGGCGCGGTTCTGCGCCACCGTGCCGCGCCCGGCCCCTGTGTTGTAGGCAAGCCCCCCGGCACTCTTGATGATGCCGGTCGCGCCGATGTCTACCGGCAGCGTCAGCGACTTCGGGACCGCTTGCCCAGGTGCCACGCACGTAATGGCCGATGCGCTCGTGAATGTGCAGGCGCGTTCGTGGACTTCGACCGTGATGGCGTTGGTATTGGGCCGCACCACGCCGTTTGTGATCGTGTCGAACTCGCTCGAATCGAGAATGACCGTACAAGGCCCGCGCGCATCGATACCAGTCGTAACCGACTTGAGGCGCGTTCCGTTGATGATCGAGATCCTCGGCGCCACCGCTGCGTTGTTCTGGATCATGAGTTGCGACAGGTTCTCGAAGTCGCACCCGTCGAACACGATGTTGCGCACGCCGTTCGTGCCCACGGTCAGAAATCGCGCCTGCGAACTGCGCCCGCGCATCGAGCAGTTGCGAAACACAACGGTATTCACGACGCCGTTCAGGTTGAACATATAAGCGGCCGTCGATGCCGAGGGCCACAGCGCCTCATCGAACTCGACGCCCTCGACAATGAGCAGGCGGATGGTCGAGGTCGATTCCTGCCGGAACAATTGCGTTACGTCATCGTCGGGCAGGAAAACGACCCGGCGCAGCATCAGCACATCGACGCTGGCGGAAACCGAGAAGCAATAGTTCGTTGCCAGCGGCGCCAGGCGAATGTCTTCAACAGACACCTTCTTGATTTTGCCCGACGAGAAACCGGTGCCGTATTTGATTGCCATCCCGGCTCGCGTCCGACTATTGACGCTGCCGCCCGATATCAACACGTTATCCAGCTCGTTGTCCGGGTCGCCATACACCACAATGCCGCCCGATGACGTGCCGCTTGCCACGTAGGCATCCACATCACGGACCGCACAATTCCTAACCGGGCCAAACGCCGGCATGTAGGCAATGAATGCAGGCGGCTCCTTGGCCTGGAACGACATGCAATCATCGAAGGACACGCCGGAGACCTGCATCGACACGTCTGACGACGGCCCGTAGATTTTCAAGATGTCGGACACGCCATCGGAATGCACCGAGCCGTGCACGTTGAGCGCGCCACAGACGAGCAGGCCATATTTATAGCCGTTGCGCACGCGAACATTGATTTCCGAATCCGCCACGAAGGCCGCCGACATGCAATGCCGATCTGTCGAGGCCGCTGCGCTCGGGTTGCTCGCGTAGTCATAGTCGAGGTTGGCAACCACATTGACGTTTCGCACGCACCGCTTTGCGGTAATGGTGCCGGTCGGGCCTGTCGTCACAAACTCACGCAGCCCGATGACCAGCGTGTTGGCGTCGGTCACGCTGATCACCCGATAAACATCATTCCAATCCGGCTCGTTCGCGCCCTGTAGGACCAGCGCATCCCCAGCGGAACGACCGTGCGCCGACCACGTTAGCGTGGCTTTTAGCCCAGACGACCAGGACACCGAGACCGAAGACCATGCCTCAGTCTCCGGCTTGAACGCCAACAGTTTTTTGTTCGTGCCGGGCGCCGCTTTAAGCCATGTTGCGGGGCCGAAGTACACGTCGCTCGAGTCATCGAGCAGGCATGTCCGATCGATATAGAACAGGCCGGGCACCGGCGAATAAATCGCCCCCCCTTTGTTGAGCGCCGCTTGTATGGCCGCTCCGTTGTAGGCCGCATTTCCAACTCCGGCGCGCAACAGCACGAAAGTAGGTGGCGCGGTCAGCAGCTTCTGCGATCCGAGCAGCATGTCAGCCCTCCCGGTACTGCCGAACCAGCACCACCGCGCTGGCGTTGGCGACCACCTGGAACGCTTCGAACAGCGCCTTGCTCCCCTTGCCGGTCAGTTGAGCCGGGTCGGGACGCGACGTGTCGAGGCTCAGCGTCTGGTCATAGGCCGTGTCGCTGGCCGTGCCGTTGTAGTTGATGCGCACGATCTGCCCGGTGTTCTGGTCGTCGCGCAGTTGCAGGCTGATCCAGTTGCAGGTGGTGTCGAGCGCGCCGGCCAGCACGGCGAGCGTCTGCGACGTTGTGGTGACGGTGATGGCGATCACGCTGCCGAGCGGCGTGAGCGGGCGTTGCGCGCTGAAGTCGTTCGTCGTGGCGTCGCGCGTGAGTCCTGTTGCTGGGTCGTAGATCTGCAGGGCCATGAGGCTCTCCGGTCAGGCGTGCTTGCGGTATCGGTAAATGGTGTTGATCTGCGAGCCGGCGGCGGCGCGGTGCTGCACGCGCAGGCTGGTGCGGAATGGCACATCCTCGAAGCAGATGGTGCCGTTGGCGGCGTTGAAGTAGGCATGCGTGCCGACGATGCACTTGCGGTTGTAGGCGCCGGTTCCGATGTTCGTGGCGCCACTGAATGCGACCACGCCGTCGATGGTGACGGTGACGAAGCCGCCGCCGGCCGCGCTGCCGATGTGCGCTTCGAGAAAGCTCAGCACCCCCGGCCCGGTGTAGTTGATGACATCCACATCGAGCGTGCTGGCGGTGGTGGCGAGGCTCAGGCCGAACACGCTCAACTGCGCGAGGCTGCCCGAATCGCCGGTGGCGGTGCTGCCGCCGAGCAGTCCGCCGACGGCGAGGTCGCGCTCCTGCGCGGCGCTGGCCAGCGCATCGGCATGGGCCGGCGTCCACACCGCCGTGCTGAGCGCGGTGGCGGCCGGCGCGCGGCTGGTGATGGCGTCGTCGAGGTTGTCGAGCGCGGCGGCGCGCGTGGTCGTGAGGCGGTCGATGATCGTCTGCACGAGGCCCGGAATCGATTTGAGTGCGCCGCTCATGGCGTGCTCCCCCATGTTGTATTGAGCCAGAAGCCGAGGGTATCGTAGGTGGTGGTCGCGACGTACTTGCCGTCGATGCTGGTCAGCGGGTCCCAGTTCGCGCCGGCGTCGATGCTGATGTAGTACGCTTCCTTGGTTGGCTTGTTGGCCGCGCCGCCGCTGGTGCCCCAAGTGGTATCGACGCGCAGCCACGTGGAGCCGTTCTTCCAGTAATACACGGCCGGCTGCGCGGCGGTGCCGCCGCTGCGGCTCTCGTCGAAGCCCGGCACGCTGCCGTTGATGACGAGCAGGTCGAGCAGCCCCGCCGTGTTGTTGCGGATGGCGTCGATGCCGGCCTGGCGCGTTTGCGCGGTGGTCGGCTTGGTGATGTCGATTGGCGTGTAGGCCACTTAGATGCCCTCGAAGGTCCACGCCACGTCGGCAGCGATCTGCGTGCCTGCGGCGTTGAATGCGTAGATGTCGAACGAGTTGGTGCCGGTGCCGGTGACGAGGTTGTCCCACCGCACCGAGCCGGCGGCGTTGCCGCGCAGACTGACGAGCGGCGCCCCCAGAACGTATTTGCCCGAGAGCGTGACGGTCGTGGGGCCCGATGCCGATGTCGTGATGACCTTGCCGCCGTTCGCGTCGCGCCGCTTGGCCACGACCACGGCGGCCTTCACGCCTTCGGCGATGCGCATGGTGCCGGTGGTGCCGATGCGCACGCGAACGTAGCGGCCGGATGCCTGGATCGGCGTACCAGCCCAGGCGTGGCTGGTCCATGTGCTGTTGTCGTCAGAGATGCGCAGCTCGACCGTGGCGGTGCCCGACAGGTCGGTGACATCGGCATCGACAGACCACGCGCCGGCGGTGACGGCGCCGAAGTCCCACGACTCGCTTTCGTACTGGCTGGTGCCGGCCGTGTGCGGGTGCGCGAAGGCGACCGTGGCGAGGTCGGCAAAGGTACCGGTGGCGTTGTTCGTGTCCGCATGGCCGAAGCCCCAGCCGTCGCCGAAGTCGGTGATGTACTCGCCGGCCGCCGTGCGGTCTGGCCGCGTGAGGGTGAGGCTGGTGAGCGTGGGCGAACTGAACGCGTGCTCGGTAATGAGCACGTTGGTATCCACGGTGACCGCGATGTCGCGCGTGAGCGGCACGGCGCTTTCGAGCCCGGCACGCGAGAGCGCGACGAGGTAGAAGCGCCAGGTGCCGGCCGGGATGGTGCTCACCTCGCGGAAAGTGCCGTCGAAGTCGTCGATGCGGGTGGCATCGGCGTAGGTGCCGGCCGTGGGGCCGTACTTGAGCCGGTAGCGCGTGACGCCCGCCGGCGGCAGCCAGGCGAGCACGACCTTGCCGCCGGCCTCGAGCGCCGTCACCCATGCGGTGACGTTGGGCGGCGGCGTGGTGTTGCCGGTGACGAGCAGCGCGCCGGAGAGGATGCCGGATGCCACGCCCGCGCTGCTGATGGTCTGTACGTCGATCTGGTAATTCAGCCCTTCCTGCAGCGCGGCGGTGCGGGCCTCGGGCGTGGCGGCGGTGAGGGTTTCGAGCACCGCGGCGCCTTGCCGCACGGTGATGCGGTAGTCGCGCAAAAATGCATACGTCACGCCCGCCCAGGTGGCGCGGATGCGCGTGCGGGTGCTGCCGTCCTGCGCGGTGTAGCCCTCTTCGGCCAGCACCAGTGCGGTGGGGGCCGGCGGGCTGCTCGGCGTGGGCAGCGTGGTGTCGGTCCAGGTGGGCTCGGTGACGACGACATCGGAATAGACGGCGGGGTCGTATTCCTCGAGCCGCAGCACGGGGCGCGGGCCGGCGCGGCCGATGCCCATGATGCGCAGCGGCTTGGCGTCTAGCCCGACCGGGTGCGAGACGTAGATCACGTCGCCGATTTCGTACACCAGTGCGTCGTCGAAGGCTTCGATCTCGGCGCGCAGATCCTGCAGCAGGAACTTGTTGAGCCGCTCGGTCGCTTCGCGCGTGGCCTGGCTCAGGCGCTGCACGCCGGGCAGGCTCACGGCCGATTCGCGCCACGGCAGCGCGCCGCTATCGACGCCCGGCGCCTTGACGGTGACAGTGCGCTCGCGCCAGGGCGTGGTGGTGGTGTCGGTGTAGGTGAGGCGCACCACGGTGGGCACGTTGAGCATGCCGCGCTTGGTCAGGCTCTTCAACGCGCGGATCTGCCCGGCCGCGCTCGACAGCGTGCCGACGGCGGCAACCGGCCGATCGGGGATGAGCTTCAGCGCATCGCCGCTGCGGTCGAGCATGCAGCCGGCATAGGTACGCAGGGCTTCGAGCCAGTCGGCGCAGTCCTGCGGCTCTTCGAGCGCGAGGCCGACGAGGCGGCGCTTTTCGGTGCCGACGAGCGCATCGCAGGCATTGGCGGCGGCGATCACGCCGGCCGATTCGACCGTGAGGCCCATGCCGTAGCCGGTGGTGTCGCGCGCGAAGTCGGCCAGCGCAAGCGCCGGGTTGTCGCTCCACACGGTGAGGCCGCTGCGGTCGTCATACAGCTTGCGTCCGCGCAGCCGCGCGGTGATGCGCGGGAAGCCGTAGCCCAGGTTCGGCGGAATCGACAGCACCGAATACGCGGTGCCGACGGGCGCGTCGGCATAGGCGCGGCCCTGCGCCGCCCAGGCGGCGACCAGCGTGGGGTCGGGCGTGTGGGTGCCGCCGAGGTAGTGCCGCGCGGTGACCGAGGCGGGCAGCGCGGCGTCATCCATGAACACCTGCTCGACGCCATCGAGCGGGCCTTTGCCCCACCGGCATAGCAGCACCAGCCGGCCCTGGTAGGGCAGCGCCTGCACGATCTGCGCGCCGACCACGAGCCGGCCGTAGAGCACGCGCAGCGGCGCGTTGTCGGCCGCGAGCATGGCCTGCGTCACCGCCAGCGGCTGCGCCACGCGGTTGATTACCTCGCGCGGCGCGATCTGCGCCGCCGTGAAGCTGACCTGCGGCAGGTAGGTGGTGCGGACGGTGGTCATCGAGCCCTCTCGGGGGGCAGCGAACGCAGTGAGCGCGGGGGCCTGTTCATTCCTGCGCGAGCCTCATGACGCAGCGCCAGCGGCCGGCGCCGAGGGGCGTGATGTCGGGCGGCGCGGCGAACAGGCAGGTGTAGGTGGTGCCGTCGCCGTCCCACACGAGGGTGATGCCGCCGAGGGCGCGGTTGGCGTCGTAGAAGGCGCGCAGCGTGGCCAGCTCGGCGGCGCTGATGCCGTTGTGCTCGAGTTCGAATTCGGCCTTGGCGCCGGGGCCGGTGACGTAGCCCCAGGGCGTGCCGTTGTCGGCACGCACGAGGTCGAGCGTGTCGACCAGCTTCTGCCGGCTGCGCACGGTATAGCGGATGGCGGGATAGGCGGCCATTACTTCTTCGCTCCCTTCTCCACCTTGATCACATCGATGTCGGCATCGATCTCGATATCACCCACAACACGGAGCACCACCTCGGTATCGCGGGCCGTCATGCGAAACTCCACCGCCGCTACGCACGCGAGCTTTTGCCCGTCGATGTAAACGGCCTTTTCACCGGGCGACGTTCCGCCGACGATCCTGATCTTGGCTGTCATTCGCGCACCAGTTCGAAGACTTCGTTGTTGAACGGAATGCGCAAGCCGGCCGGCTGCACGATGCCGAAATCGCCGCCGAATTCGCGCGGGCACTTGGCGCGGCGGCTGCTGCCGCTGGCGAGCGTGAGGCGCACTTCGCGCATGCCGATGCCGGCTTCGTCGGCCACGCCGCTGAACACCGGCAGCAGCACGCCGGCGGTGGTGGCGTCGAGGTAGCCGACGAGCAGGCCGCCGCGGCCGAGGATGCCGATCAGCTCGCCGCTGCCGCTGAGCGCCGTGAGGTAGCTTTGCCAGATGCGCACCGGGCGATCGGCGATGGATTCGCCGAGCACCAGCGCCGACCACACGAGGTCGACATTGCCGAGCGTGAGGCTGCCGGCCTGCTCGCCGCTGGCGGCGCTGTCGATGCCGTCGACACGCAGGTCGGCGCCGGCCCAGGTGTCGCCGCCATACGCCACGTCGCCCCACGAGCAGAGGCGCACGACGGGGTCATAATCGATCTGCACCAGCCAGAGCGGCGCCTTGACGGTGGCGCCGGCCGCGGCAAGGAAGGCGGGGTCGAGGTCGCGCATCAGCCCACCTCGAGGCCCGCCGGCAGGCGGATGTCGATGGTGCGGCCTTCGCGCACGGCGGCGAGGATGGCGTCGGTGATGGGCTTGAGCCCATCCGCCACGGCCTTGCCGACCTTGTCGGGGAGCTGATCGAAAAGCTTGGTCTGCGCCTCGTTGGCGACGGCCAGGCGCTCCTGCGTGAGCGTGGCGGCCTCCTCGAGCTTCTTGACGAAGTCTTCGCTGCGCGCGCTTTGCTCGGCCGGATCGAGCAGGCCGAAGGCGGCGACGATCGATTCCTTAAGGCGCTCGCTGTAATCCTGGATCAGCGTGGCGTCGCTGAGGCTGGCGAGAATGTCGCGTTGCTTCTGCGCCTCGCGGTCGAGGAATTCGTACTTGCCCGGATCGTCGAGCACACCGTAGCGGATATCGCGGATGGCGGCGGCGAACGAGTTGGCCGAACCGGCGGCGGCCTGCTGGAAGTTGATCGCGTTGTTGAGCACCGCCGTGGCGTTGTCGATGCCGCCGACGGCATTGACGAGATCGACGCCGAACTCGGTGATGCTGACGCCCACGCGGTCGAACAGCGGCTTGAGGTCGGCGATGCGCGCGAACTGCGCGATGCGGGTGTTGATGTCGTCCCAGCTTGCGCTGGCGAGATCGATGTTCTTGACGAGGTCGTCGAGCAGGCCGTTCTCGAGCAGGCCGAGCAGCGCGGCGGTCTGCTCTTGCGAGAGCCGCGTGAGGTAGTCCGTCGTGCCTTCGAGGCTCTTGTCGAGCACGGCGTTGATGTCTTGCCCAAGATCGAGCGTTCGGAGCCCCTGGAGCAACCCCTGCTGCGCAGCCGCGCCGAACTCCTGCATGCCCTGCCCGGCCTCCTTGCTGAACTTGCGCAGGAAGTCCGTGACCTCGTTGCCCGCCGCATCGATGATGCTGAAACGGCCTCGGGTCTTGTCGTCGCCGTCGGCGCTGAAGCCGATGCCGACCTTGAAGCCGCCGCCGGCGCCGTACTGCCGCGTGATGGCGTTGAAGTTGCCGGCCAGGTTGAGCGCCAGCGGCGCCAGTGCGTCGGCGATGTCCTTGTTGTAGCGCTTGGTGAAGTCGCTCTCGCGGAACTGCTGGTTCTGGCGCGGGTCGCGGTAAAAGGCATCGATGGCGGCCTGCGTCGAGGGGCTGCTGGTGGTGCCCTCGGCGCCGATGACGACGGCGCCCGCGTGCGGCGTGCCGCCGCCCCATTTGACCAGCATGCTGGCGATGGCGACCACGGCCGCGATGTAGGGGGCCGCCGCGGCCAGCGTGGAGAGCGCCGAGCCGGCCGCACCGGCCGCGGCGGTACCGCCGCCGACCGTGGCGCCGGCGCTGATGGCGCCCGCCGTGGCGCCGTACCCGGCCGCGCCGTAGGCGCCGGCTGCCGCCGCGGCTTCGGCCGCCGTGAGGCCCATGCCGGCACCGAAGGCCTGCGTGACGCCGACGAAGCCGCCGGCGGTGGAAAGCGCCGAGCCGGCCGCCTGGAAGCCGAGCGACGAGATGAGGTTGCCGGCGTTGAAGCCGCCGCCGCTGGCGCCGCCCGACCCGCTGCCGCTGCCGGTGAAAATGCCGGAGAGGTAATTGGCGGCCGGCTCGGTAATCGATTTGCGGATATAGAGCCGCGCGATGTCCTGCGCCATGCCCTTGAGCACGTCGCGCAGGCTCTCGCCCTTGATGATGGCGTCTTCGAAGGCGCTGGCGAACGTCATGCCGAGTTGGCGGCCGATGTCGTCCTGCTCGCGCAGGGTGCCGTTGAGCCGCTCGGCGGCCTCCTGCAGGTCGTTGGAGACGGCGGCGCGCGCGCGGCCGGCGGTCTCGGCGTTGAGCGCGCCCTGCGCCTCGAGCCGGTCGATCTCGGCCAGCTCGCGACGATACACGGCCAGCGGGTCGGCCATGTCTTCGTAGCGCTGGATGGTCTTTTGCAACTCAACGTTGGCCTGCTCGCGGGCCTTGTCTTCGTCGAGCAGCTGATGAATGAATTCATCGAGCGCCTGGCCCCGAATATCGGCGAGGCGATCTTCTTCTGACTGGATCTCTTTCAGCAGCTCGCGCCGGGATTCATACTCCTTGATGATGCGGGCGGTTTCCGGGTCGAGTTCTTTTCTGGCGCGTCCCTTTCCACCCCCCGAGGAATCCCCCAAGCCACTGGCATCGAGCTTGCCACGACTGCCTTTCTTGGCCTCAAATTCGGCAGTCTTCCTGGCCTCTTCGGCAAGCGCCTTCTGCAGCCGCAGACGCTCTGACAACCCGGAGATTTCCCTCTCGATTTCGGTTTGCCGGTTAATGTCGCGCTTTTCGCGCGGCACGCTTAGCAGGTCATTCAGCTCCTTGCGAAGCGGCCCCAGCTTTGCCTCGATCGATAGGATCGACTGCGGGTCGAATGTATCCTCAATGAGATTTGCCACGCCGCGCGAAAGCCCGCCCGACTCTTTTCTATATCGCCGAACCGCCGAGATCAGGTCGTTGAACGCGGGAACAAAAACGGTCGCTATTGCGATGCCGACGTTCTCTGCCTCTATCTTGAGGCGATTCCAGTTCTTGGTGAGTTTTTCAGCTTCCGCCGCCTGCGCGGCGGTGAAGCGGGCGTTGGTCTCCCCGGCTTCTGCCAGATCATTGAAGAACGGCAGTGCATCCGCAGCGCTCTTCCCCGAGAGCGCCATGGCGATGGCGGTCTTGTCTGCGCCATCCTCGAACTCCGTCATGCGCTTGGCAATTGCCCTGAACTGCTCGTCTGGCTTCATTTTTTGAAGCTCTTCGAACGAGAACCCAATCCGTTCAAGCGCAATTGCTACCGGCGAATTTTCTCTATCGCTTGCGTAGATTGCTTTGTTCAGGCGCAGGACAACGGACTGCAGCGTGCCCAACTCGACACCGGCAACCTTGGCTACTTGGTAGAGCTTGTCTGATTCTTCTACGGCGATTCCCGTGACTTCCGAGAAGTCGTCTATCGCCGCCATCGCGCCGATAGCATTTTTTGTCAGCGCCGCCAGCGTCGCGGCGCTACCAAGCAGGCCGATTGACGAAAATGCTCCGCTCAACGCCGAAGCAGTGGCACCGAGCCGGCCAAGACTGCCTTCCACAGAGGCGAATGCCGCCCGCGTGCGGTCTTCGGCGGTGAGCAGGATCTTGGCTTCATTGGCCATGGCGCGCTGCCTTATAGTCGCGGAGCGTGACGAGTTGATCGATCAGCGGCTCGGGGTCGTGCAGGCCGATGAGTTCCATGACGACGGGCAGCGCATGCCAGTCGAGTTGCCCGCCCATCAGGTGCCAGGCCTGTTGCGCGGGGCTGTAGGCGTCGGGGCAGGCCTGCGGCCCGAAGGGGGTGTCGAGCCCTTCGAGCCAGGCCGTCAGTTTTTTCGATCGGCCGCCAGGTGTTCTGCATGCGCCTTCACCGCTTCGATCATGTCGGCTGCGATGGGGTTGAGCAGGTCGGGCCGGTCGGCCAGCCATTCGTAGGCGACATCGGGGTCGAACTCGGCCGGGTGGCCGGCACCGCCCGGGATGAGATCCAGTTCGGTGACGTTCTCCCACCCGCAGACGGCCATGATGATGGCGCGATCGGCCCCGAGCCGTTCGATGTTCGTGCGCCATTCCACCGGCGTCGGGCGCCGGTAGATGAAGACGAACTTCCCGACCTCGACGCGGCGCTCGCGTGCGCGCCGCATTTTTTCGACGACTGCGCTCACGAGGCGTAGTACGTCGGCGAGCCGAACATCGTGATGGTGCTGGGCGTGGTGACCTTGTCCTGCGCCTGGCCGGTGGGCAGCAGGCTGGCGCCGACGTAGCCGTTGAACACCATGACCTGGCCGCCGGTGCCGAAGGTGAAGCGGAAGCAGCGCGTGGCCTGCGCGTCCGAGGCCTGCTTCATGGCGATGAGGCCGGCATCGGAGACGTCCCAGATGTTGTCGAAGGTGAAGGTCGACGGGTTGGCCAGGCCAGGGATCTGCGTCTTGGCGTTGCCGTGGATCGTGGTGGTGTCGATGAAGTCGAAATCACCGCCGGAGGCGTTGACCGTGGTCGCGGTGGTGATCGAGGTGCCGAAGGTGATTTTCTGCGCGGTGCCGGAGCTGAAGGCATCGTATGACGTGGTGTTTTCGCCTTCGAGCACGTAGTTGTTGGTGGTCTGGCTTGCGACGCGGAAGATGCGGCCATCGACCTGGCGCATGCCCTGCACGGTGAGAAGCACGTAGTCGCCGTTGGCGTAACCATGCGCGGTGCTGGTCACGGTGGCCGTGGCGCCCAGCGAGATGCCGGTGATGGTGGTTGCGGAAGCCAGCGCCGACTGCATTGCGACCGCGACGTTGGACCACTTGCGAACAGTTGCCATGATGAAACTCCTTAGCTAGCCACGTCGGGCTGGTTCTCGGGGGTGAAATAGGTGATTTCGTAGCGCAGCTCGGCACGACCGACGGGCACGTCGGCATCGGCCTCGATATCGATGGCGACGGACTGCAGGCGCACGGACTTGGCCAGACCGCCAAGCTCGACGGCCGAGGGGCTGGCCGACATGGCGGCCTCGACCTGCTCGATCAGGTCGTCGAGGGTGGTGTCGAGCGCGGCATTGGCGATGGCCACGCACTCGATGCCGAGCACGAGACGCCGCTCCAGCGGCGACGGGAACCCGACGCCGATGGCGTCGATGCTTTCGTCATCGGTGCGGACGATCAGCGCGGGCAGTTCTGCCTTGACGAGCTTGTGCAGTCGATTGACGAACACGTGCGCGCCGGTCAGCGGCAGTCCGCCAAGCTGCGCGGCGACGGCGTTGCGGATCTGGGTACGCGCGTGAGCCATGATTGCCGATCATGGCGAGACGACCGTCCACGGTTAAGGCAGGGCGTGGACGTGGCTCGCGAGGGTGCGGCTGACGGCCGGAGATGGGCGCCGTACAAGGCGCACGGCACTGACGGCGGTGCGGCTGACGGCCGGGGCGGCAGCGCGCACGAGGCGCACCATCGAGCAGGTGGTGCGGCTGACGGACGGCGCGGCGTGGCCAAGGATTTCGAGCCCCGCGCCGCTTTGCGAGCCGGCCATCGTGCTGACAGCGGTGGCGCTCGACGCGGCGGCCACGACGCCAGCATGGGCCTGCGTGCCCGCCGCGCTACCGGCCGCCGTGGCGCTGGCGGCATTGGCGACGGCGCCCGCGTGGGTTTGCGTGCCGGCCGCGGCGCTGGCGGCGGTGGCGCTTGAGGTGGCCGCCACGCTGCCGACGTGAGCCTGCGTGCCCGCTGCGGCGCTGGCCGTGGTGGCGCTCGCGGCGTTGGCCACAGCCCCCTGCACGGCAATCGTGCCGGATACGGTGCTCGCCGCCGTGGCGCTGGCGGCATTGGCGACGGCGCCCGCGTGGGCCTGGGTACCGGCCACGGCGCTGGCCACGGTGGCACTCGCGGCGTTGGCGACCGTGGCGCCGGAACCAACCGACGCCCCGAAAAACGCCGCCTCCGCAACGGCCTTGATGCTGTCGCCGTTGCGCCGCCCCTGCGCGAGCGCCAGGCGCCCTGCCCGGGCCGCACGGCTGAAGCGGTGCGGGTAGGGGTACGGGATGCCGCTGGCGTCGGGCGGCGTGACCGCGCTGGCGAACTCCGCGATGCCCCACGCATAGTCCGAACTGCTCGGCAGCGTGAAGGTGCGCGTGCCGGCGGCGCCGGCCTCGGGGAATACCTCATCCGCCGCAGCAATGCCGTACGTGGCGTTGTCGACGCGCTCCGTCATCGATGCCGGCGGCGTGATGTTCTGCGCGACGCCCTGCGCGACGAAGGCCGCGAGCAGCGCGTTGTCGCTGGTTGTCGTCAGCGACCCGAGCGCGGCACTGGTGCCCGGTCCGCCGCTGCCCCACGAGACCTGCCCGAACGGCGAGGCGGCCGGGTTGCGGTGCGACTGGCGCACGTAGGTGAATATCGCGTTGGTGCCGCCCGTGTCGAGCGTGACCGACCCCTCGCTCGCACCTGCCACCTTGTAGAACAGGTGCAGCCGGGCGTTGATCGCGCCGCTGGCGATGCTGACGGCCTGCGAGCCGGCGAGCGTCCAGCCGGCCGGGGTGCTGATCGTCGGCGCCGAGGACGGCGCGAAGACCGCCGCGCCCGCCCAGACGGTCATCAGGTCGCCGCTGGCCGTGCCCGACGGCAGGCTGACAGCCACTGACGACGTGGTTAGGCTGGTGTCGCCCCCATCGACCGCAGACCGGAAGGCAAGCGCGGCCACGGCTTAACCGTTGGCGACTTCGATCTCCAGATCCGGCAACCCGCTGGAGGTGGAATCTGCCGCGATGAGGAAGTACAGCGCCGATGTGTCGTAGATCTCCGGCATGCCGGTGCGGATGAAGTCATGCACGTCCCCCGCGTTCGCTGCGATCACGCGGCCCGTCCAGAGCGGGCGCATGACGAGGATATTCGCCGTGCCCGCCGTGCCGGTTCCGCCAGCCACGTTGTCAATCTTCTGCACGCCGTAGTCGCCGGCCTGCAGCGGCAGTTGCCAACAGCGCCCGACCGTTGGCGCCGCGCCGATGCCGACCGCGCCCGTGGCGCGCGAGCCGGTGCCGCCTTCGTTGGTGTAGGTGACGTTCCACGTCTGGTTGCCGGTTGCCGCCGTGACGGTCTCGACCCAGATTTCGAGGCCCTTGTAGTCGGTGCCGGGCAGGCGTCCGGAATACGAGGGTTGCGCGCTCAAGGCGGTGTTGGCGTTGAACGCATAGGCGCCGGCCTTGAACAGCAGATCGAACACCGCGAGGCGGCACGCCACCGTGCAGCCGTATTGAATGTTGCTGACGTAGCCAGCCGATCCGCTGAACGTGTTGAGGCTCGGCGTGCCGGCCGTGGCGTCGGTCGGCACGACGCCGGCCGTCGTGCTGGTGCCGGCCAGGGTGCCGGCGCCAGGATTGCCGGCAACGTCAAACATGGAGTACCAGCCGGCGGCGACCGTGGTGCGCGTCGTGGTCTTGGACAGCACGACGCGCTGCTTGGCAGACGCGATGTACTGGTCGAGCGTGGCGATGGTCATGTTTAAGCGGGTTGCCCGACCTGGTAGGTCCAGCTCGGCACATTGAAGCTGTTGCCGCTGGTGAGCACCTGGTTGCTGGTTTCGTCGGTGACGAGCAGCACCTGGCTGCTGGTGCTATCGACCACGGCGATGTGCAGGTCGGGGCTGGCGCCGCTGTTGGCGGTGAGGCTGATCGTCTTGGCCCCGATGGTGGTGGTGCGCGCCGCGCCGGCCGCCCCGCTCTGCACGAAATCGCCGGCCACCATGTCGACCGAGCCGCACGAGTTGGTGGTCACGACGGTGGCGTAGCTGTCTCCGGCGCTGTAGGCCTTGATGACGTGCATCTTGACCCGGCTGGCGGTGCCGGCGTAGGTGCGGATCAGGTCGCTGCCGCCATCGAGGAGGAGGGAGTTGGCCCACTTTGCCATTTATGCCACCTGCTTTTCGAGTTTGAGGGAAACGATGCCTGCGCCGTCCGGCTGGACTTCGCGGGCGATGTAGCGATCGGTACCGATGTCGATTACCAGGCCGGGGTCGGTGTGCGGAAGACTGCCGGCCGGGCAGATGAACAGCGGCGCGGCCGCACTGACGAGGTCGAGCGCGGCTTCGTATTCGTTGAGGAAGTGCCCGCGCACGACGACGGTGCCGTCGATGGTGGCCTCGACCACGCCGGGGTGGTCGAGGCCGAAGAAGGCGGACAGATCCTCGGCGGCCATCAGATGGACTTCTTGAGGCCGAGCACGGTGACGGACACGACCGCCGGGCCGGTGACAATGGTGCCCACGTAGCGGATATAACCGCGCGTCTGGCTCGGGATCACCTTCAGGGTCTGCACGTTGTTGGCCGAGCTGACGGCCGTGAGGGCGGCGCCGTAGTCGGCCCAGCCGGTGGAGCCGTCGGCGCTGTCCTGGATCTTGCCGGTGATGCTGCCGGTGACGGCACCGACGTTCTGCGTGACGATGACTTCCTCGAGGTCGTCGGTCATCAGGTTGAGCGCGGCGCCGGTGACGGTGCTGGCCTGGCTGGCGGCGTGGCTGAGTGCGTAGGGCGTGAGCGCGTCGAGGTTCATGGCGGCTTATTCCTTGTCCTTGGGTTCCGGCTTGGACTTGGCTTTGGGTGCCGCGACGGACTCCGGCTCGGGGGCCGCGACGGCCTTGCCGACGCCGATGAGTTCCATCGCGAGCGGCACCGGCACGTCGATGTTTGCATCGGCCTCGCAGCGCTCGCCGTTGTAGAAAAACGCGCGGACGACTTGAATGCGCATGATTGGGGTCTCCTGACTGGCGGTAGCGGTACCGCCGGCCACGAGGCCGGCGGCGTGTCGTGTGGTGAGCACGGAATCAGGTCACCGAGGTCGCCAGCGAGAAGGCGGCCGCGTAGCGCACACCGATGTCGCAGGTGTAGAACGCGCGGATGCCGATGATGCCGGTGGCAAACGCCGCGTACGGGTTGACCGCGACCTCGAGCACACCCCACTCGGCAACGATGATTTGCTGGAAGTCGCCGAACAGCAGGTTGGCGCTGGGCATTTGATTGGAGGCCATGGCGCGGTAGCCGTCCACGTTGCCGTCGAGCAGCGTGCCCTCCCACATCGGGCTGGCGGTGCTGGTGAATTTGACGCGCTGCTTGAGCAGGCCGGCGACGGCGGGGGTGGTGACGTAGCCGCACGAGGGGGCCAGCGCGTTGCTGGCCGCGACATCGGTCTGGAACTCGACGATGCCGGCGTAGGCAATCGACGTGCCCGTGACGGAACCGATGCCGGCGGTACTGATCACGCCGGTGGGCTGACCCGAGGCGCCGGAACCGTTGATGCCGGCCGAATCGACGGCGAGCGCGACGACCTTGGCCAGATCGTCCATGACCATGCCTTCGGCTTCGGGCGACGACTGCAACGTGAGCTGGCGGCTGATCTCGGTGTAGGCGCCGACGTTCTTGGGCGACAGCACGAGCTGGCCGAGGGTTTGCTGGCTCTCGGTGATGGCGGTTGCTTCGTTGGCGAGCCAGTAGGCCGTGGCGGCGGCCGTCTGCTTGGGCACGCTGATGTTGCCCTGCAGGCCGGAGAGGCGGCGCGCGCCCATGGCGAACAGCACCGAGCGGTTGCGCAGCAGGTCGATGAAGCCCTGGTTGGCGGTTTCGACGAGGTAGCCGCCGGCGTTGGCCGTGGCGACGGTGAGGTCGCGCTTCTGGACTTCGAGCGGGATGAAGAACGAGTTATCGGTGGGCTGCTTGCCCATGCGCTGCATGATTTCGCGCGAGCACTCGGCCTCGAATCCGGCCTTGGTCCAGTTCTTGTCGACCACAGCATTGACGGCGCGGATGAGGCTGAAGTTGCGCGCCTCCTTGGCTGACAGCCCCAGCGCGGCCGGGCTTTGCGGCTTGGTGGCACCGCGCTCGGCGATGATGTCGAGCACCTGGCGGCAGGCGTCGTCGACGCTGATGCCGCCGTCGACCCAGCCGTCGACCGTCTTTTCGTCGACCTTGTGCTGGCGCGCGAGGTTCTGCAGGGCCTTGATGCGCAGCCGTTCGCCGGCTTCGCCGCCCGTGGGTTCGCCGTTGACGCCCGGCGCGGCGTTGTTTTCGAGAGACATGATGACTCCTTGAGGGGGGGTGGCTTGCGCCGGTTGAGGTTCTTGAGCAGCGGCAGCGCGCACGGTCACGGGGCGGGCGCCCTCTTCGGCCGCGCGGCCGAGGCCGACGCTGATGTCGGCCGGCACGGTGACGATGGAGCCTTCGAGGGGCATCCAGTCGACCGCGGTGTAGCGGGATTTTTTGGTGTCTTCTTCGAAGACGTTGACTTCGTAGCCGATGGAGACGTTGCGCAGGCCGCCTTCGATCATCTTGGCGACTTCCTTGGCGCGGTTGGTATCGAACAGGGTGGCGTCGACGTAGAGCCGGCCTTCCTGCACGCGGCCTCCGGTGATCATGCCGATGGGATCGTCCCAGTTGTGGTTGAAGAGCAGCGGCGCGGCCCCGCCCTTGATGCGCTCGAGGCGCACGGACTTGGGGTCGTGGCTGAGGATTTCGGTGCCGTACCAGCGCTCGACGGGCGTCTCGCTGGAGAGCGGGAACGAGAGCACGGCGGGCTGGTCGTCGGCGGCGGCGCGGATCTCGATGTTGGCGGTGAGGTCGCGCGACTGGCGGCCGAGTTTGATTTCGGTGGTCATGGGGCTCCTCGTACGGCGCGCAGGTGGGCGCGGGCGGCGGCGGCGCCTTCGTCGTCGTCTTCGCCCGGTGGCGGGTTGGTCGGTTCCGGTTCGGCGGGTTCGGGCGGTTCTTCGACTTCGGTGTCGAAGTACAGGCCCTTGTCTTCCATGACTTCCAGCTCGCGCTGGCGGGCGGTCATGACGTCTTCGAAGTCGAGACCGCCCGAGGTGGCGGCGATGACATCGCCCACGGTGGTGAAGCCGGCCTTGACGGCCTCCTTGTAGGCGGTGACTTCCTTGGTGGGGTCGACCCAGCTCCAGCCGCGGAACTTGAAGATGGCGGCTTCGTAGCGGGCGCGGTCGAGGATGTAGCGCTCTTTGGCGACTTCCGGGACGGCGCCGGAGAGCACGGCGGACTCGAGCCAGAGGCGGTGCAGCGGTTCGCGGAAGGTGCGCCGCCACCAGGCCTGCATGACGCGGAACACATCGCGATCTTCGAGGATGCCCTGGCGCGCGCTGCTGTAGTTGCTCTGGCTGTAGTCGCGCGACAGGCTTTCGTAGCTCACGTCCATGCCGGCGGCCATTTCGCGCAGCATGTAGCGGAGGAACGGGTCCATGTTGGGGTTGGGCCGGTTCGGGTTCCATCCGACGAAGTCTTCGCCGCTGCCTAGGCGCTGGACCATGCCGGCTTCGAGGGTGATCTCGGGTTGCGTGTCGGCCCCGTCGGTGAGGTCGGGCGCGGCGTCGGTCTTGATGAAGCCCATGTAGGTGGCGGCGGCACGGGCGGCGACGATCTCGGCTTCGGTGTAGCCGTCCATGTCCCACAGCCTTTTGGCCACTGCGTGCATGGCCGGGATGCCGCGCGTTTGCGGCCAGCGTTCGGGCAGGTAGAGGTGCAGGATGTCGGCGGCGGGCACGCGCTCGATTTGCGTGCGCGCCTGCGGATGCACGCGCATGTCGGCCGGATGCACGGAATGGATGTGATAGGCCACCGGGCGATGGAAGGGATCGACCTCGATGCCCATGCGCACGAGGTTGCCGGCGGCATAGGCGATGCGCTGCTCGTATTCTTCGGCGAGCCGTTCGGGTTCGATGAGTTCGAGCGCGAACGGGATGGCCGAGTCGCCGAAGGGCCGGCGGTGAATGCGGATGAAGCATTCGCCGGCTTCGAACCATTGGCCGATGGCCTGGCGCTCGAGGTCGGCGAAGTGCAGCACGCCGCCGGTGTGGCACGAACGGGCACGCGACCAGTCACACCAGGCGCGTTCGATGCCGCGGTTGACGTTGTCGTGCAGCCGATCGCCGATGGTGACGGCGGCCTGCAGGCCGACGCCGGCGCCGATGACGTTGTTGACGATGATGCTGCGGGCGCGTCTGGCATAGCCGTAGTCGCGCTGAAGCTGGCGCGAGCGGTTGCGCAGGTTGCGCAGGCTGGCGACGAGTTCGGAATCGCCGGAGGTGGTTTGCGCGTTCCAGCCGTCGGTGAGGCGCGACGACATGGCCGAGGCGTACATGCGGGCGCCCGATCGCGCAGGCGACAGGGCAGGCGCGGCGGGTTTGCCGGCGATCCACGCGGCGATGCGCTGACGCAGGCTAGGCACGGCCGAACCTCACGCGGATGTTGCGGCCGTCGTAGCCGGCGCTGGCGGCGTCTTCGCGCTGGACTTCGCTGCGGTACCGGGTGCGCAGTGCGAGCAGGTCGGGCAGCGGCATGCGCTTCAACTGGCGGCCGGCGATGGTGTATTCCTGTTGGTCGATGGTGGCGCGGTTTTCGATCAGCGCTTCGATGGCGTCGAGCACCTTGCGGGCATGGCTGCGCGCATCGACGGCACTGGTGAGCGCGGGCTGCACGAGCACCTGGCCACTGGCCAGGGTGAGGGTCTCTCCGGCCTTGGTGGCGACGGCGGCCCACGCATAAATGCCGGCCGGAATGGCGGCGGTATCGGCTGCGGGCCAGGTGAGCGACCAGGTGTCGGCTACGCCGGTGCCGGACTTTTGGTAGTGGCCTGCGGCGCTGGCGAGGTGCCAGGCGACTGCCCAGCCGGCGGCGGCGGTGTGGTCAGCGTCGACGCGCGACCACGACCAGGTGTCGCCGGCGCGGAGGGTGAGCGGTTCGCGGTCCGTTGCCATGATCGGGGATCATGGCGAGACGACCGTCCACGGTTAAGGCATGGCGTGGACGGCTAGCGCGTGCGCTGCTTGAGGATCTTGTAGGCGGTGGATCGGCCCACGCCGAGGGTGCGCATGATGGTGCGCACGTCGGTGAGTTGCTGGTGCGCGGCGATCTGCGCGGAGTAGGCGAGCGATGGTCGGCCGAGCCGGTGCGGCACGTAGAGGCGCTCGCCGCCGAACTCGCGCGCCACGGCGGTGCGGGCGGTCTTTTCGTCGGGGGCGCTGCGGATGGTGCGGATGAGGTCGTCGATGTCGCTCATCGGGAGCGTCTCCAGTTGTGGGCAAATCCGCCCGGCATGCGGGGCGGCGGGGGGATGGGGCGCGCAGTCTGGCGGGATGGCGCGGCGACGGGCTCGGGCTCGTCGATTTCGGCGGCGGGCTCGTCGGGCGGCTCGGCGAAGATGTCGCGCGTGGCGGGTTCGAGCACGGCTTCAAGCTTGGCCCATTGCGGTTCGCGCCAGGCCTGCACGCGCACGGCCGGCTGATAGGCGGCGGCGAGTGCGTAGCAGAGGGTGTCGAGGGCTTCGTTGCGCGGGCGGATCTTGACCCAGCGGCGCTTGAGCGGATCCCACACTTCGGCGGTGAGCTGGGTGTAGAAGGCTTCGTCGAGGTCGGCGGGAAAATGCACGAGGCGGTCATGCACGGGGCGCTTGCGGTCGGCGCCGATGCGGGCGAAGAGCAGCTCTTTGGCTTTGTCGCCACCCACTTGCCATTGTTCGGCGCCGGCCTTGATGACGGCGCCGCGCCAGGTGTAGTCGATCTTGTTGGGCTTGGTGACGATGGGTCGGCCGCCGACGGAGGCGCCCTTGACGGCCATCCAGCCGCGGCGCTGGCGGATGCGGGTGAAGTGCAGCACGTGCTCCTGGAGGTAGCCCGAATCCACCGCGCGCATGACGGGGCGCATGGGCAGGCCGGCGCGGTTGGTGATGGGCTGGTCGAGGTATTGCTCGAGCTTGAGCCAGTCGGCGTCGTTGGTGGGATCGGCTGGGATTTCGACGTAATCGACGATCCACAGGCGGTTTTCGCGGCCGAATCCGGCGATGACGACGGCAAATCGGTCTTTTTGCACGTCGATGCCGGCGGTGAGGAGCAGGCAGCCGGCGGGTACGGTGCGCACGCGCCATTGGCCGGCGCGTTCCTTGAGTTCGTCGGCGTCGAGCTTCTCATCCGGGTCGGCGAGGACTTCGCCTTTGCGCAGGTTGGTGAAGGCTTTTTCTTTGCCCGGATCCTTGGCGACTTCTTCCATCATGCGCGCGAGATCGGCCCAGGTTTTGCCGAGACCGACCGGGGTGTAGAGCGCGTTGATGTGGTAGCCGTAGTGGTGCGTAGCGGCGGAGACTTCCGGCCGTTCTGGGATCCAGCGCGCCTGGCCGCCGTGGCCGTATTCGGCGAGCATGGCGGTTTTGTGGTGTTCTTCGATGCCGGTGCCGCAGTGTTCGCAGTGATAGACGGCCTGCTCGGGGTGGCCGGCGGGCCAGCGCAGGTTTTCGAACTTGAGCACCTGGAGTTCTGCGCAGTGCGGGCAGGGGACGTGGTAGCGGCGCCGGTCGGAGGCCTGGTATTCCTTGTGGATACGCGAGAGGCTTTCGATGGTGGGCGTGCTGATGAGCAGCGTTTTGGCGCGGCGGCCGAAGGTGGTGGTGCGGCCTTCGGCGAGGCTGATGGGGTCGCCTTCCTCCTCGAGTTCGATGGGGTAGGCGTCGACTTCGTCGAGCATGAGGTAGCGCACGGGCATGCTGCGCAGGCCGGCGGCGCTGTTGGCGCCGGCGATGACGAGGACGCCGCCGGGGAATTCTTTGAGCAACGTGGTGTTGCCGCTGTCTCGTTCGCGCGCGGGGCGGACTTTGTCGCGCAGCGTGGGGCAGTCGTCGATCATGCTGGCGAGGCGCTGCTTGGACCAGCGTTCGGCGAGGTCGAGCGTGGGCTGCACGACCATCATGGGGGCCTTTTGCGTATCGACGAACCAGCCGACCCAGTTGTTGCCGACTTCGGTGCCGCCGATCTGCACGGGCTTTTGGAAGGTGATGCGCTGCGCGGGATCGTCGGGGCTGAGCCGGTTCATGATTTCGCGCAGGAACGGGGTGCGCGCGGTGCGCCAGGGGCCGGGTTCGGCCGCGCCTTTGGTGGGCAGGCGGCGGTGGGCATCGGCCCATTCGGCGGGGGTGAGGCGCGGCGGCGGCTCGAGCGCGGTGAAGAGGGCGGCGACGACTTCGCCGGCATCGGCGAGGCCGTGAATCTGCAGCTCGAGGATGTCGTCGCGCGCGCCCATGCTCAGACGCGGACCCGGGAGAGTTCGGTGAGCGTGGCGTCGATCTCGGCCGTGATGAGCTGGTGGATGGTGCGCTCGTCAGTCTCGGCGACCAGGCGCGGCGCGAGCTTGTCGGGCAGGCGCTCGAGGCTCAGGCGGATGGCCGCCCCGGCGTCGGCAAAGCGGCGCCGCACGCGATCGGCATCGACGAGCCGGCCCGCCATTTCGAGGGAACGCATCTCGGCGATGTCGGCCTCGTGGCGCTCGCGCTTGGCGCGCGATTCGAAGATGTCGGTGTCGCCGGGCGCCGTCTGGGCGGGCTGCTTCGGGCTGTACTTCTGGTCGACGTGATCGGCGTACCAGGCCTTGGCTGCGTCGACCGAACCGGTCGGCATGCCTTGCCCCTTGAGCTGCGACACGCGCCCGCCCGACACGCCGAGCGCCCTGGCGATTGTTTCACGCTTCACCGCCCTAGCCATGCCTAACCCCAAATCCGTTAGACCCCGCCCGCTCTATCCCTAGCGAAATTCCGCGTCGTTTCGTGC